ACGAACAGACCACTGGCGACGGACTGAACAGATATCTTCTCTTCTACAATGGCGGAGCGCCTGGTTCTTGCGTCTGGACCATCGACATTAGAACAGCTGGTGGGCTTGTCGGTCCGCACACTTACAGTTCGATGACTTTCATCAACACCTAGGGGTAGGTATGCAACTCGAATTTTCTGGATCAGAAGTAGACACAATCGCCCTGGCGCTACAACTCCAAATAGCCAGTGCGCAGAACCTGCTGCTGAACCTTCAGCTGCAAGTCACGAAGATCAACACTCCTCCGGCTGCCACTAATGACACGCCTGTACCACGGCCCTCCGGAGAGTAAGCTCACCACGCATCTGCTGGAGACAACAGGGCCTGCACTGGCAGGAGTACTTGCGAGCGGGACGAACGAAGTGGTGCCTGTTTACCCGGCGGGCGGCTTGTCAATGGTTGGCAATCAGTTAGTCGCTGGTCCGGGCTTTGTCAACCTTCTTCCGAATGCGCAGTTTCTCTACGCCTACGCGAATCAGTATAACCCAAGCGCTTATCAGCGCGCTCGCGATTGCTGGAACGGCACGCAATCTGGTGGTGGCGTCTACACGATGGCTGGGGCAAGCGCCAGCGCTCCTGCTCAGTATGCCGCTGGCAGTGTCGTTTATCTGAACTACCTGACCACTACCGCTGATGCGGCTATAGGGGCAGCTGACTTCTACGACTATCGGTGCGGGGTTGAGGGCTTTGACTGCATTCCTCTACAGTGGGGGACCGCTTTTGCAAAGGCCGTAACTCTTTCATTCTGGACCTACGCGTCTACTACGGGCACCTACGGAGGGTCCCTGCAGAACAACGCGTCGAATAGAAGCTATGTCTTCTCTTACACCATCGACGTTGCTAACACCTGGGAGCAGAAGGTTATCAATATCCCAGGGGACACAACAGGCACATGGCTGAAGGAGGCCAGCACCGGGATTCGCCTCCTGTTCGACTTAGGTTCTGGGACTAACTACCAATCGGCAGCAGGAGCCTGGGCCGCAGGCAACTACTTCGGCCCGACTGGAGGCGTCCAGCTCATCAGCACACTGAATCGGACCTGGAGGCTGTTGCTGCCACAGCTGCAAATCGGCACTTTCACCACTCCTCCGCCCTTCGAGTTCTTGCCGATTGGCGAGATACAAAAGCGCAATGGGCGCTATGTTGAAGCGATCCAACGCGTCATCGTCAGCAACTACACGCCTGCGATCGGGACACGCTACCACACGGTCTACTGGAAATACAACAAGCGCGCAGCCCCAACGATCACGATGGGAGACCTTGGCAATGCCAACTATGCCGCTGGTGTGCCAACCGTCAACGTCAATGGTTCAGACATCACCGAAGTCTATAAAAACTCTCTTGGTGCTGGCGACGGGTACTACCTCTTCAGCATTCTAGCTGATGCGAGCAACGGATGAGCACTGCCCACGAGTTCCGAGCCTTTTACTGCCGCCACTGCCAAACCGCCGCAGCTGACATTGAGCTTGAGTGCGTTGAGCACGAAGCGACTGATGACTTCGATGGCCCTCTCCCAAAATCTGATTTTGAACTTCGACTCGATCGGCTCGAAGATGATGTGAACTTACTCAAGAGAGTCCTATGAACGACCACCATCCTGCTGTAACCACTGACATCAACCTGCGCAGACCTCGCTTTGACGGGACCATTAACCTGGGCCATATTCTAACCTTCGTGGGCTTTATGGCTGCAGGCTTCAGCGCTTACTCTACCTTAGACAAGAGGATTTCTGTCGAGGAAGTGGAGCGGGCAGCGATTAAGGATGCGCTCGAAGCGAGAAACGCCCAGGTCGAAAGAGCCCTCACTCGTATCGAAACCCACTTGGACCGAATTGACAACCGACTGATTCAGATAAATGGACCGAGGAAACCCTGATGCTCGAACTAATTTCCCTAGCGCTCGGAGGCATCCTGCGCTTTATCCCAGAGCTGATAAAGTTCCAGACTCAAAAGCGCGAGCAGGACCACGAGCTGGCGATGTTCGACCTGCAATTGAAAGCAGACGAGCTGCGCTCCAAGCTTCGCGTGGACGAGATCAGAGTCCAAGGCGAGATGGCTGAAGCGGCGGGCGAACTGGAAGCAATGAAGTCCGCATTCGAAGCTGCCAAACCTACAGGCGTGAAGTGGGTCGATGCTTTATCCGCCACGGTAAGACCTGTTTTGACGTACTGGTACTGCTTGGTCCTCTACGGTGCATACAAGTCCATCTTGTTATATAATGGCGTCGCTCAAGAAGTGCCACTGTACTCCTTTGCCACGCTGCTCGTAAACGAGTTCGACACTGGGGTGATGGCTTCGATCATCGGATTTTGGTTCGTTGACCGCAGCATCCGTAAACGTGGACGCATCTGACCTGATTAAAGAGTTTGAGGGTTGCCATAAGGTAAAAGCTGATGGACTGGTCTACCCTTACACCTGCCCCGCAGGCTACCCTACCCAAGGATGGGGACTGGTGGTTGCCTCCCTATCCGTACCTGCCATTAGCCGCGGAGAAGCAGATACGCGTCTTGCGGCTGCAATTCCGTACTATCGACGGGAGGTACTCAGCGCCTCCCCCGGAGTGGGACGGTTCGCTGCTCGGACTCATGCACTTACCTCCTTTGTATACAATCTCGGTGGAACTCGTTATAGAGCCTCCACCCTCCGAAGAAAAGTGAACGCAGAGGAGTGGGATGACGCTGCGGAAGAATTTGGCAAATGGGTCTGGGGCGGTGGTAGAAAGCTCCCAGGTTTGGTACGTCGCAGGGCTGCAGAACGGAGGGTGTTTGAAGATGAGTTGGGGTGAGTTTTATATCTGGACGGTCTGGGCTATGGCAGCGTTGAATCTGCTGACCGGGATCGGCTGCTTTTGGAATAAGAACTGGGAACACGGCGGTATGTTTGTAGCCTACGCCGTGGCTTGCGTCTTCATCGTGTTTCAAGTGACGAAAGCACAGGTGCGCTGATGGCGACCAGGATGATTCGGGATGATGTAGACAAGTTCCTGGAGTACGATGTCCACTTGCCCACGAAGACCTTTTACATGGGGTCTTGCTGTGACACCTGGGGCGAAGGCGAATCCGGGACTGATTTCCAAATGGCAGAACGCTCGATCAAGGTCCTGCACTTGCTGGATAACCTCCCTGCCAATGGCTCTGGCATCACGATTATCATGAATAATCTGGGAGGGGATTTCTATCACGGCATGGCGATCTATGACGCGATCCAGAACTGTTCTGCTCATGTGACTGTCATTGCCACAGGCTATGCCATGTCGATGGGTTCGATCATTCTGCAAGCGGCCGACACTCGCCTCATGATGCCTAGTGCCAGGATGATGATTCACTACGGCTGGGACTCAATGGGGGCTGCCCACCACAAGGACTTTATGTCCTACGCTGAAGAATCGAAGAAGCTTCGCGATTGGATGGAGACTCTTTACGTAACGAAGATTCAAGAACAGCACGCCGACTTTAATAAGGTCATGTTGGCAGACTTCATGAATTTCGATCGCTACTTATCAGCCCAGGAAGCGGTGGACCTAGGGCTGGCTGATGGTATTAAATATCCACCGCATCACACTTCTGAGGGGTAACAATGGCTGAAGCAAAGAAGGCTGTAGCAAAGGGTAAGTCGATGACGGACTTTCGCGCCGCGCACGATAAGGACTATTACATCCCCTTGAAGATCAAGCAGGGCCTTGCCGAACTTGGCGAAGGCTGGGAATACGAACTGAATTTCGTCAGGATTTGTGGCTTGAGCGGCAACGACCTCTCGCGCTATCGTGACGAGTTTACAGATTACACTCTCATTACGCCTGGGACAAAAGGCAAGAGGGTCTGGTCGGGGTCGAAAGCTACGATTGTGAAGATGAAGGAAATGCTGTGACCAAATCACTTAAGGACTTCAAGTCGGTGTTTGCACCGGACCAAGAGGTCTTGTATCTGCGGGATCAAGTCCGCGGGCTGGAGACCAAGCTCAAGCAAGAGCAGAAAGCGACCGGGGAAGCCCGAGAGCGCGTGTTGGCGCTTACCGACGCGATTACTGGGACCAAGCCCAAGCCGATGCAGTATAACCCAAAGGACCATGTTGGGCAGGCTCCGATTACGATGGTGCTGCACCTGACTGATCTTCACAATGGCGAGGTTACCAAAAGGGACGACGTAGATGGCTTCGGTGAATTCTCTCCTGAGATTTTTACGGCTCGGCTCCAGGAACTCGGCCGTCGAGTCATTGATTTTGCAAAGGTCCAGCGGGCGGGTTATCATATACCAAGGCTCCAGATCATTGGTACTGGAGACTACGTTTCAGGGGACATCCATATCGAACTTCAAACGACGAATGCTTATCCGGCTCCGGTTCAGGCTATTCGTTGCGGGTACGACCTGGGTGCGCTGGTGGCGATGCTGGCTCCGCACTTTGAAGTCATTGACTCCGACTGGATCACGATAGACAATCACGGGAGGATGACGAGGAAAAACCAGGCCTCGGATGGCGGGTTGAACAACTGGGGGTATGTGGTCGCGCATACGATTAAGCAGCACACCCAGAACCTGAAGAACGTCAAGGTGAATATCCATACGAAGTCTTCCCATCTGGTGAATGTGGGCAGAGAGCGGTACTTGTGCTTCCACGGCCATGAGATTAAGGGATGGGCCGGGCTTCCGTACTACGGCTTCGATCGGCGGGCTGCGATGGAAGCTGTGAAACGGATGAATGTGCCAGAGGCGAACTTCACCAAGATGGTCTTTGGGCACTTTCATACTGCTGTGAGCACGTTGCTTTATAACAGCGGCGGGTCGCTTAGTGGTACCAATCCCTTCGACCACTCCTGTGGCCGTCACGCCAGAGCGCATCAGACTAGCTGGCTAGTTCATCCGAAACACGGAGAGTTCGCGTTCACGCGCTGGTGGCTCTAATGGCATCTAAAGAAGATCTGGCCAAGGCATTGGAAGGGTATACTCCCCAGCCAGTGCTTGGCCAGGTTTTCTCGGGCCTGGATGAAGTGAAGAAACGGGTCAAGAACTGGTTTGTGAATCCCCGTGAGAACTTGTACCAGATGGACCAAGACGCCAAGCGGTTCATGGCGAAGCCTGCGGAACAGCGGGCGGAAGAAATAGTGCTGAATGCTGGGGGTGCAGGAGTGATAAAAGCTGCTGGGGCTAGTCTGGTGCAGAGGATGCAGGCGCTGGTAAAGAGCGGTCTCTCAATTTCTGACGCAGCGAAAGCGGTGGGAGTCTTCCCTGTTGTGGGAAAGCAGGGACAGATGGCCGGGTATGCTGAGGCTATTCCGACAACGGCGGGCAGGCTTCCTGAGAGCGCAGTAATGGATGTGATGTCTGGACGCCCGAACACGCGGCTCCAGGATTTCTACGAAGGGGCAGAGTTAGAGAAGCTGCTGCGCTATGCCCCCGAGTCAGCGAATGTGCCGACGAGAGTCAACTTGGTCGCGCGGGACGAGAAAGCTGGTGGGAGCTTCTTCCGTGGTGATCCGTCCTGGATCGAAGCAAATGCCCGCTCCTTTGAAGGGCCTTATGGAGTCCGCGGGATTCTAGCCCACGAGGGAACGCATGCTGTGCAGAAAGAGCATGGACTGGGCCCTGGAGGCAATGCTGTAGTAATGCGTCCGCAGATAGCCGCGAACCTGATGGAGAACCCTGAAGCGCAGGTGCTGTTCAAAGAAATGTCTAAACGCCGCTCGCACCCAGACTGGACGGCTTATCGTAGTATCGCTGGGGAAGAAGCTGCCAACATGGCGAAGAAAAGTGCTATTGGCGCGCCGATGCAGTTCGATAATCCCCTGGCCATGCAGATGGTTAAGGGTGATGAGTTCTTGTCCCCTGAGTACATCCGGCGATATCGGATACTGCAGGAACTAAAGGCCCGAGGCCAGTTCGATCCCGCGAAGGCCCCTATGGAGCTTCCGCCTGGCTGGGAAGGTCTGTACCCTCCCAAGTAGGCCGGATCATCACCCCGTCGAACTTGATCTGGTTCGACATTAGCAGCGATTCCAGAATATTCCCCGCGATCTGCTTGTCCGGGAAGTACTTGCGCAGGTAGTTGTGCGCAGCCCACTGGGAAATGCCTCCCCGCGACTGGACCCATTTCAAGAACCGCTCCTGCTGGAATGCCGCGTCACTCATCCCGATGCGGTCGAAGACCTTGGACATGGCGGGCTCGAGGTCTGTGAGCATGTTGTTAGCGGCCTTGAGATCTTCTTCAACAATGACTAGCTCATCCCGCTGGGCGGCAGCGAGGACCATCGCCAGCTTGTGAATCATGGTCTGCTTCCGGGCTATGTACCCGCCGAACCTGACTGTGTCCAGGCCCTTGCAGCCCTCTTCGTACCAGTACTTATACCACCACTCGCCCCAAGCCACTGCTTCAGAATCCAGTTTGTACTCCCCGGCCAGCCGAGTGGCGATGTGCTCAAGATCATGTACGAGGTCGGCTTCTTGTGCCTTGAGGTCAGCAGGGACTTCCAGTCCGGGGTAGGCAACATACTTCTCTTTTGCTTCTTCATAGCAGAATATGCAACGGCTAGTGAAGCCGCCTCCTATCATATACTCGGGGAAGTTGCCCGCGATCCATTCTGGCGTGGTGCAGGCGATTAGATTGATCCAGGGATTTGTCACCTCGTCGGTCCCCGACATCTTGGTAGCCTTGGTGAACGAACGCCCATCCCAGAGATTCACCAGCATGTCAATCATGTCCTTGTCCTTGGGGTTGACAAGGTTTCCGAACTCACTAGAAACAATAGTGAGCGCGCTCATCGGGTAATAAGTCTCCCCTATGGAGAAGCTTTCGCACGCTTCCGCGAACGATTTGACCAGGGACTGCCAGGTGACGACACTTGGTCCGAAGTTAACTCCAGGGACTTGCCGCAGGAGAGACATACCAATTTCGGCAGTGGTGGACTTTGAAACAATTCCCGGAGGCGCAACCAGAACGATATAGAGATTGGGATACCACTGGAAATAAGCCTGGTCGATCCAGACTCGACGGCGAAGCGCCCCCGCGATAGTCGACACTGCCACCCAAAAGTACATTCGTTTCGGAGCTTCTCCAAAAGCGGCGTACCTCGTAAAGCCATCGATCCAGTCACCGAGTTTCCGGGACATGAACTCCCCTTATTATTAGCTACAATCTCCCCACGAAACGCGGGATGTTTTAAGACCTGTCGGGATGATGAGCGGGCGGGTGTAAGGGATCGGATATCTGGAGAGTGTGAGGAGCTTGGCTTTACATTCATCGGCCACCTCGATAGGGTACTGGAAGACTAGGGAATCGTGAACTTGCAAGGATACCCGAATCTCCGGTGCGTGGGTACGGACCTGGTCCCAGATGTGGTTTATTAGCAGTCCGACGGTTGACTGGGGGATCCAGGCAGCGGCTTGGTTATAAAGTGTACTGTCAAGCCGATCGAAGTAGTACCGTCTGTACCCGAATACATTGGACACTGAACGGGTTTTATCGACAGAGTTGCGTATCCGCTCCCCGTAGTGCTGAATCTTCGGAAAGCGCTTGAAATACCAACTCTGCGTTCTCTCAGCGTCTGCAATAGAAAGTCCAATGCGCCCAGCAAGACCTTTTGGTGTTCCCAGGTAGTGGGTTCCGTGGGCGAAAGCCTTGAACTTAGCACGGCGGGAATCTTTCTTGCTAATGGTTTTGTCATTGTAGAATTCCTTGGCAATTTCAGTATAAGGGTCTAGGCCAGCGTCAAGGAGCTGGCGCATTTCTTCCTCATCGGCTTCCTCTACGACTATGCGTAGATCGGCCTGGGACAAGTCCATGTCTGCTATTTCACATCCAGAGTCAGGCACAAAGAGCTTTCGCACGTTGGGCAGGTCAAGGTAAAACTCTTCGTCTGGTGAATCTTTGTTCTCCCCTGGGATGTTTTGCATGTTGAGGCCAGAACCAAATGCGTTCTCAGAACTACTGAGGCGATACGTTTCCGTTCCAGCAACGTTATACGATGTGCGCATGCGCTGGTCGCGGTCAAGGGTAGCGTCAACGAAAGTTGATTTGAAGACGCCCAGGCTACGAATTTCAAGAAGTCGCTTAACGACTGGTCGGATGACTGGCTCCTTCTTGGAGAGGGTTTTGAGGGAGTTTTCGTCCAGAGACGGGCGAGGACCTTCTTTAGTCCGCTTGTACTGAACAGGGAGTTTGAGGTCATCGTAGAAGAGCCTTTTCATCTGGGCGGGCGACCGCGGGTTGACAGGATGGCCGAAGACGAAAGCAAGCCAGGCTTCGCGGGCGGCTTTCTCCGTGGCTAGTTCAGAGGATAGTTGCTTTTTCGCTTCGATGGCGACCTTGACGCCATCGAGCATGGTCTGGACCACGTGACCCCACATCCGGTGCTGGAAGCGGCATGGGCCTTCTAGGCCGAGCTTCACGACGGTCTCGCTTAGGACTTCGGCAATCTCCCAGGTCCGGACAGCATCCTCACAGTTATAGTGCCAGAGGACCTTCTCATCCTGACGCTGATGCCATTCCTTGCCATCGTTCTTCCAGAAGACGTGGTTCTCACAATATAGACTCGAAAGAACGTCCAGTCCTTTGTCCGTACCAGGGAAACAGACATGGTGGGTGACCATTGTATCAAGGGCCAGGTTCGGGATGTAGCCAAGGTGACGCTGAAAGTATTGGGCATCGTAGGAGAAGTTCTGGCCGGAGACGAGGCAATTCGGGTGGGTCAAGAGGTCCCGGAGGACCTTCATCAAGTGGAACTCCTCGGTCTCGAGCCAGTAACTGCCCGCCGGGGACTTCATGAGGGGGATGCAAAGGGCGTCGTATTTCGACCACCCGAGGCCGATACAGGCGATGTGGCCTGCTCTCGTCTCTATGTCAACTGCTATGTGGACAGGCCCTCGCTGGACTCGAGCCAGCAAGGACTGAATGATGGTGTAGGCTTGGACGTAATGTGGCGCTTCTACGAATCTGTAAGGTGGCACATCCACCGGGTCAGTGATAGCGGATTTGACTCTTCTCAAGTCGCAGATAACATAAGGTCTCCATGACCACATGCGCAATATAGCTGCCGGGTGGAGAGTCGGTATTACAGTCGTCGCCGGATTCAGCGCGTATTTTAATCCAGACCCTCTCCAGTCCATCACTCCCCATTTCCCTGTCAACGACCACAAGGAAAGATTCCCGAGTGCGACTATCACCTTCGGCTTGCATAGTGCGACCTCCCGTTGAAGCTGAGCTACTCCTTGAATCAATTCCGGCTTTGCCCAGACTCCATTAAACTGCTCCCATTGTCCTGGAGGAGGCTTCTTCTTGCGAGAGAAGAAAAAGTCTAGGTTGTTGCCTGGAGGGCGCACACGACAGACGTTCGTGACAAAGGCCTCGGAACGGAGGAGCCCTGCCTCGTGAAGCATCCGGTCGAGTTCTTGACCCGAGGCTCCTACGAAGGGTTTACCGATACGCTCTTCTTCAACTCCCGGCGCTTCCCCGACTATCATCAGGGGTGACGGGCAAGGCCCCGTCGGCATCATTTGCCAAGTCCTTGGAGTCGTTGAACGCAGAGTCCGTAATATGAAGCTTCCCGCTCGACAGCAGTGGCTCGGAGTCCAAGCATATGACCTGCCTCAAGAATTGTTCCACTGCCCGCAAAGCAGTCGAGCACGCGATCTCCCGGCTTGCAGGATCGTTTGAGAAGTTCACAGTAAGCTGATACAGGCTTTGCTGCACCGTGGCCGGAGTGGGATTCCCCGCTCGAAAAGGCACTGGCAAAGGAATCTCCGTATATTCCTGTGACTGGGCGTTTACCTTTAACTGCATAGCATACCAGTTCATAAGTTCTCCGTGGTCCGTGTTCAGGCCAGGGGACCCGCCCCCCTTCCTGCTTAATGTTGATTAAAGGAGTGCGGTGGGTCCAGAATCCTGCTCCTTCGAGACGCCCTCTGATGAAGTGGAAGAGGTCAATGTCACACCAGACGTAGATGTGAGACTGAGGTCTTGCCACCTCCCACAGAAGGGGCATGAGATTTGTGAGGAGGGTCTGGGTTTCTTCCCGCCCGTCCTTGTAGTCATGATCGATTGCAGTGTATTTGCCAGCCCCATCTCCAAAATTATCCGCTCCGATTCCGTAAGGGGGATCGATGACAATGCAGTCAAAACGATCGGAGGTTTGCCGAAGCCACTGAAGGCAATCGGCGTGGTATACAGAGTGTCGCTCATTCGTGGCTTCCAGGCCTATGATGGCCGCGAGTTGCGTGTTGTAGGCCGCGTCGTCTTTCTTCTTGATAATCTTGAGAGCGTCGTGGAGAGATTTCGCCTTAGCGACGTTAGTGTCTCCCGCAGCAATATGGCGAGTGACAAGAAGCGCCTCGCGTATGCGCTGTCCTGGGGCGGCGTGATCAGGAAGTATGGACTCTGCGATTTGTCCAGGTGTAGCTTCGGGCCGCTGTATTTCCTTGAGACGTGCGAGTCGAGCCATTGCCTCAGCGCGCTCCTGCCACGATAAGTCGACACGGACTGTGTTTTCGGAGAGTTCGGCTTCTTCACGGGAGAGTTCATCTAGTTCTCCTAAGGTGAGGGCGGGAATCCAGCCCGCCGGGACTGTGATGTTATTGCACTTGAAGCTCGTCCCCATCTCGTCAAGCATCTGGATCGCCTTGAATCGGCGTTCTCCAGCAACAAGAACTCGATCCTGGCCGTCCTCCCTGATGGTAATGGGGTTGAGCAGCCCGTTGCGTTCGATGTCCGAGGCAAGGTCTGAAAGGCGGTCAGGGTCGAAGTCTCGACGCTGGCGGTGCGCGGGGATTTTGATCGTGGCGAGAGGGTAGAGTTGCATCGGGAATCGATTTTTGGCGGGTTAAAAACGTCGGAGCGATGGGTGGGAGAACGCCCGATGCGATGACACGGGGTAACGTGGCACATCATCTCGGGGCGATCTATGCGTGGCACAACTACACTTCCAATCGGTTTAAGACACCCTCAATGCGGCTCGCGATGTTCTGAAATTCACGATTTAGGTCATGAAGTTGGCGAGCAAAGGGACTGGCGGGCTCCCCTCGTCCGATGGTTTCCTTCTCAGGCAGCGGCGGTTCACAACGAAGAAAGGGCTCAAGACGCTGATTAAGGAGGTCTGTGATCGCGTAGAGATTCTTGACTGAAGACTTCAGTCGATCGATTTGTTCTGGGACTTCAAGAGAACGAACAGCCGCGTCACCCCGTGGGTCCTGCGGTTGTCCTCTGTATGTATCATTATAAGCCATTTGTTTCCCCAAGAAAAAGGGCTACTCGCTGCACCTAATACCCTGCCACTGGAAGCTCGTAGAGTCTCACTCGGCCCAAGGTTCGGCATCCGCTTTCGCCCGGTGGATTACAGTGCGCGGAAAGCCTTCACATCCTCGTAGAACTTCGCAGCGTCGTCGCGGTCAACACGGTGGCTGACAGCAAAGCGCGTTGAACGTCCGGGGAGCATGGAGAAAGCAAACGGAGCGCCCTTCTGATTCAGACCTACAGCTTCGCGCAAACGCCCGAGGGTGATGTTGCGACCCTCGCCCATTTCCAGGTTGCCTTCGCCGTTGACATCCAGCATGATGCCGGCGCGAACTTTGCGCTTGGTCATCTGGGTGCCCGCGAGAGCGGCAGCGTCGGAGGTCTCGAGTTGGACGTTGAGCTTGACCCAAGGCTGGCCAGCTTTGTCACCTTTCGAGATGGTGCCAGATTCAACGTTTACGTCTGTGATGTTGCCGACGTATTCGCCTGGCGGGCAAAGCGGAATCGACGTGCTGTTCGCGTCGTTGAGGACTGAGTTCATGAACTGCTCTGGATTAAAGGACATGGTGTGTTTACCTAGGTAAGAGTTGAAAAGGCACAGTAGATACGTCTACTGCGTTTCAATGATTCCGCCGCGGCTTTTCCAAGCGTTGACGAGACCAACGAAACTGGGTGGAAGGTCCGCTTTGATGACTGCGTTGCGGGCCTTGAGGACGGCTTGGGCATCAGCGGTGTCCCAAAGGAACTTGTCGCCGTTGCGTTTGGCCAGGATTACGTCTGTGAAGTAGCGCGGGAGGACAGGGGCGAGAGCTTTCCCTGGCATCGAGGCCATGATTTTCATGCCGCCTTGGACTGGATCGATTTCGCGCTCGGCGTGGCAGTTGAGGACGAAATGACAGCGGAAGGCGGTGCAGAGCTGGTTGATCAGGGACTCGATCTGGCGCTGGATCAGGCCATAGTCGGCGGGGGAAAGGGCTGGACGGTTGCCCACCGCGTTCTGGCGGGAAGCTATGCCCAGGCCTGACCCCGAATCAATGACGAAAGCCTTGTCAGTGCCCCAGGAGGCGATATTGCCGAACTTTTGCCCCGTGCGCTCGCAGGTGAAGTCGGTGAGCGCCCCGAGCATCTTCATCCAGGGGGAGTCCGTGAACCTCTTGTTGTCATGAGCCTTGGTGATGTTCTCGAAAGTCATGGTGCCGATTCTGGTAGCCATTTCTTTCAAGGACTCAAGGTTCTCCAGCATCGGCGGGACGTACATCCAGTGGAGCTTTTCCTTCGGCACGTCACCAAGGACGTCGAAGGAGTTTTCTGTGAATAGGCACAAGGGGGTTAAGCCTGCGTCTACGAGGGTTCGGAGGGCGTAGGTCTTGCCGACGCCAGAGTCTCCGAGAAGTAGGACTTTGATTCCAGGTAAGGGACTAAGCTCCTTAGCCATGTGAAACTCCTTTAACAGGTTTTGTTGTGCTTGTGCGGGCGAGTCAGGTTGTAGGACATCTTGATTGCAACGGCTGCGCCCAAGTGGATTCCTCGATAGCCTGCAAGGTCGAAAACGCGGATAATTATGTCAGCGAGTTCTTCTTCCTCGTTGGTTAACTGGATTGGCTTGGGGCAGGGCTCCCGGAGAGTGTTCGCGCGGTAGGCTTCCAGTAACTCGGAGATTTCCGCGTGGATTAGACAGAGCTTTTCAGGGTAGTTGGTGTTCTCTTCCCAGAAGCCCTTGTTGGTTGCGTTCTCGTGGGCGAGCTGCACCCCGATACAGATGCCCGCGATCATGTCTTCTTCTCTAGTCATCGGAATCTTCGTCACTGTCTTCATCTGGGTCCGCGTCGTCGTCGAGGTTATCAGTACCGTCGAAGTCTTCCCACCCGGCTTCATCTGGCGGGCTGACAGGTTGTTCAATAGCTTGGCGGATCATTCCACCTCCAGTAAGGTTTCCGTCCGCGTGAGCGGGTCCCACCGCCTGCGTTCGAAGTAAGCCGGGAGCCATTCCATGGGCTCTGGGGACTTGCAAACTCGAGAAAACTGGCACCCGCCGTACTCGGCACAGGTTTCGCCCAGGTTGTAGTCGTACTCCCCGCGCTCCCACATATCCTGGAGGCGTTTGAGGTCTCTTAAAGTCTGCGCGTACCAGCGATCAATCTCCCACTGGGGTCTGTAGGTGATGTGCTGAGCGTGATTAAATTTTGTCTTGAGGATGGCAATGCCCCTGACCAATACACCATCCACCTGAAATCCGATGCGGTGGCCGGCCCAGCAATAACCAGTGAATTGGCCCCGCATTTCCCACTGGTTGTACCAAGAGGAGCCGAGGGCGGAAGTGGTTTTGTCGTCTGCGATATAGAGGCCATTGTTGAGTTCTGCGATGAAGTCGGAGCGCCCGCAATAGATGACAGGATCGCCCGTCTCGGGATTGAGGAAGTCGAGGGGCTCCGCGAAGGAGAACTCGATGGCGTGCTTGCCGGAGGGGAGCTTAATCGGCCTCGCGGCATCGGTTTCAAGGGGGAAGGCTTCGAAGTAGTAGTCCAGGGCCTCGACAAGGCGTTCGGCGGACTTGGCTGACTCCGGCGGGCACTCGAACGAGCCGTAGAAGTCGAGGAGCGCACGGACTCCGAGGGCTATGGAGTCATCCTGGGATTGCCCGTTGTCGAAGAATGCTTGGCGGATGGCTTCGAGGCCATGAGCCCAGGCAGCCCCCGCGTGTAAGTGGACGCTCTTGCCCTTGTACTTCCAGTGTTCTATGTAAGACAATTCGGCTTTTCGCGGGCACCCGCGAAAAGTATTGAGCATGGTGTTATCGACGACTGCAGGGAAGGGCGGGCGGTAGAGAGCGGACATTCGGGACTCCTGTGACAGGAACGGAGACACCCCAGAGGGTGGCCGGATTACGAGAGGAAAGCTTTGAGAGCGTCTTCTGGATCGACCTCGGTTTTCTTGGCACGGGACTTTGCGGAAGCGATGGCGGCAGACCCGCGGTCTTGGCGCATCTCCTTGAGCAGGTCGCGGAGAGCCTCGTCAGTCATCTCGCCCGCAGCGATTTTGACCCTGGCTTCTACTATCTTTTGCATTAAAGACTGAGACATGGCGGATTCCGATAATGTGGAACAGATACTAACCGATTCTGTGGTACTTGTAAAATCGTACATCACAGTCAGCTCTCGTTCCAAGAGTTCGCGGGGGAGTTCAGAGATGGTTTCTTCGTAGAAGGCGAGGGAGCCAGGGACTTCGTCGAGATAGGGTAGCTCGCCAAGGGCGGCGCGTAGGACTGGGATGTAGACTTTTTGCCCGCGGTCTATCAAGCCCCAGGTGTGGCCGGTCCAGGGGGAGACTAGGGCAGTGTTGCAGTGCCAATAGGCCCACTTGGGCCACTCCTTGATCGGGGAGTGGTAGGAGTAGATGAAGTCGCCGGAGGGCGGGAACAGGCGGATCATAGAGCCCATTCTTCTTGCGACAACCAACGCTGGACTACTGGCATGTCGGGTAAGTCCTCAAGGCGACACTTGGTCGGCCTCTCCTGTATGCCGAGCTTACGACGACGCTCGGCCATTTGCTTGAGCTTGTGCTCACGAGTGCGGAGGTAGTAGGATCGTCGGTATTCTTTCTCGGTCATCTGGTTTTTAGTGCAGCGATAATGGCGGCGCGGGCTTCCAGCACGATCGGGTGGTCATCTAAGGCATCGACATGCAGTAACACGTACGCATCCACCAGCCGCATCACGTCCGGCTCTATGCTTGTGGGTGGGTCTTGATGCAAATGAACTGGAGTACCGTGCAGATCGCCTACGTACTGAAATCTGTACTTTGCCCGCGCCTTCTCAAAAGCTGTCACCACTCGCTCGAAGAGCGGCATGACCTTTTCTCCCCTGATCGGACGAGGTAGCCCCAGGGCTTCGATGCGGTCAGCGAGGGTTTTCCAAGGGCTCTCGACTACCCGCCGGCCGTCAGGATCGCCCGCGTTGTGCATGCCACCGAGCTTGAAGTCTTCCAGGTCGCTCATTTCACCCGCCGAATCTTGGAGCGCTCGTGCTCTAGTACCAGGGGGACTTGCGGCCTCAGGATCGACGGGCCAGAGACGTACCTGAACTTCGTACCCTTTTCAATGACGGAGCCCTTGAAGCGTTCCTTCAGGTAAGCTTTAGCAGCTAAGAGCTTTTCTTCGCGCGTGTCCACATTAACTCCTCGTGTCGGATTAGGAAGGCTTCGGCAGCATCGTCTCGATTCCAGTACTGCAGGGTGATGTCGAGGTACCTGGTTCTTGGTGGATAGTACCAGCCCTTGCCCTTGCCACCTGAACGCATCATGGCTCGAGCTTCGGTCTTCAGCATGTGCGCGTCGTAGGCCTTGATGACAGGCCACTCCGCGAACAGTGGGTCCAGGCCGAAGGCGACTGCGATCCGCCAGTTGGCTCTGCGTTCGTAGGCCTTGACTCCCTCGCCAAGGACTTTCTTCAGCGGCCCGTGAATGTCGTTGAGGCCGAGGGCTTCAGCGCTGTCATGGTGCAGGGCCTCGAGGGCGAACTTCTTCGGGATGGCGAAGGACATCAGGTAAGCGTGCTCGGCTACGGAGTAGTGGCAGGGAGTGTGCCCACCATAGCGGCAGAGCCCACCGAGGCCTGTTGCGAGGTCCTCGATGGAGATGCCTGTGATGTCGTCGAGGTCGCCTTCAGGGTCGAAGAACGCCCCGGAGCATAACTCGATCAGGGGCTTACTCATAACGCTTCTTCTCGTCCAGGATCGCTAGTCCCAGA